ACACTTACTAAAGTCAGTACCTAACAACCTTTCGCAGACAGGTATGTCAAATGCAATGATGTTGTGACCTATTACTTTGCAATCTCCCATATCTTTTATGTACTGGCTAAAGGTAGAGACTGTGTCGCCGGAGAACAGAACAAACTCTTTAGTGTCTCTCTCGTAGGCCCATACTAGCCACACCTTGCTAGGGTCTAAGCCGTTTGTCTCAATGTCAAATACTATTTCCCGCATTTAAAACTCCGCGTTGCTGTCTTCCGATATAGGACAGGCTGTCTCAATCATCCTACCGGACTCTTTATCATAATACAGATAACAGGCTGGCCCCGTCAAACCAACAAAGCGGTTCTTCAAGACTCTGACACAGGTCGTGTTGCGTACTTCTGGATCTGGATGCTGCTGATCACGTTCTAAACCAATAACTATATCACTAAGCTGTGCGATAGCCGCTGATCCTCTAAGCTCGCCTAAGCTGATCTTACCGCCATCCTCGTGCGCCTTCTGACCTGATGGTCGGCGTAGGTGTGACACTAAGAACAAGCCAATGCCTGTCTCCTGAACTATCTTGCGTAGGTTGGTCATAATGCTGTCGATGGCTTTACGCTCGTCGCCATTATCCTGATCCGATACTACAATACTAAGGTGGTCTAGGATGATCCACTTGCAGTCTAAACCCTTAGCCATGTACCTAATGCGTCCTAGCAGGTTATCTTCACTGGTGCTGCCCCAATGATCGAACATAAAGATACGGCCTGAGCCTAGAGTACGTTCCCAATAGCCGCGCTTCTCTGCTTCCGTGACTGTCTTGTCAAGGTGTAGCTGTTTGTTGGCCTCGATTGACATGATGCCTAGCGCCGTCTTGGGTATGTCTTCCTCTAGTGCTAAAATACCAATGTTATCTTCCGTAGCGCCTAACAGGTAATGCTCTAGCTCTCTGACAATCTGTGACTTGCCCATGCCTGAGCCCGATGTGATAGTCACTAGCTCCTGTCGTCTAAACCCGTGGGTGTATTCATTAAGGCATGACCAAGGGTACTCAATGGACTTGACATCGGACTGCTTTATAATTGCTTCCCATGTCTCGTCACCGGCAATGATACCATCTGGACGATAAGCTTTAGCGTTCCACCACTCCTTAACAAAGTCCGCGACCTTGCGGGCCTTCAACATATCTCCTGCATCCTTCATGGGCAGTGTGACGTTTTTAGCTTTGTTAGGTGTGAATAGGTCTAGTACTGACCGTGCTGCTTCCTGACCCGCTTTGTCATTGTCAAAACAGATGACGACATTATCAAAGGTCTCTAGCCATTCGAGGTTGGCTTTGATGTCTTTTGCTGCTCCTGCTGCACCGGATCTGAGACTAACGGCGGGCCACTTGCCGTCGAACATTTCGTTGACAGCCATTGCGTCCGCCTCGCCTTCTGTGACCGTGATGTACTTACCGCCGCTCTTGAAAGCCTGCTGGCCGAACAACCCTGCATTATCGAAACCTCCTGTTGCGTAGAATGATTTGTTCTCTACAATCCGAACCTTGGTACCTACTGTGTTCCCCGTGTCTTTATCGTGATACGGGTAGTGGTGCTTGGATATTGTCCCGTCAGTACCGTACTCAACCGTGACACCATAACGCTGTGCTGTGTCTTGATTGATACGTCTATCGGGTATCGCTGCTACTACTCCTGTCATTTCTAATGACCTCGCTGGTCGTGTGTAAATCTTAGTAACCGTGCCGTCTCCTTTCTCATAATGTGAACAGCCGCCTGAGAAACAGACGGCGTGTCCATCGGAGTACCTAGCCAAGTTATCCTTTGAGTGACATGATGGACATGCCTCATGTTGGACAAATGTGGACTCCGCTGTCATTAAAAGTCCTCGCCTTCTTCCTGCTCTGCTACTTCCAATACCTTGATCTTGTTTAGGTAGGTGGACGTACCGTGGACTGGATGTGGCTGACCTTCAGCCCACAACAGCCTGACAGTTGAACCTCTACCTATACGTCCCATAAAGGGCTGACCTTCAACATCCACCACAGGCACATCGTACTTAGTGCTAAACTTACGTTGTTTTGTGCCTTCATACTCTCGCATTTTGACACCCTTAGCAGCTAAATCATCGGCTACTGAATCAGACAGGCTAATAACTACTGAATACTTACCAGTGGACTGACCTTGATACATCTCGTGAGTGTCTAGGTTCTCAAATGCTAACTTACCTTCTACTACTGCCATAACAATTACCTTTTAGGTTGGTTTTGGGTACTTAAGTACCCTTTAGTGTTGAACTTTAAAGATTATTCTAAAACTTTCCTTGGCTTACTTAAGTAGTATAAGCGATATTTACCAAACTGTCAAGACTATCTGCATCTAATTCACCAGTATTTCCATCTCCATCAAATAATGCGTCATTGGAGTACTGCGAACAAGTGTTACAAAGGTCAAGAAATAGGTTGACATTTACAGGGTCTCTCTTTTTCATCTCATATTCCGTCAATATTTGGTCACATGCTTTGCATCTACTCATTACTAAATACCTTTTTATGTTCATAAATAACCAGATCGACACTCTGAGAGTGATAATAGGCCCTAACGCTGTCCTCTACCCTCTGTTTTGCCTCATCTAGTGTCATGGTGTACATTTCATGGTCAACTAGCTCCTGAATCATGTAAGGAACTGCCTCATCGATGGGTTTATAGTCATAACCAATCCACTCTTTAATTTTACTCATCCGCTATCGTCCTCTGTAAATGTGTATGGGCGGCCGTAGCTAATTATAACACAGGGTAGCCGTATAATGCACCCTTGAAAGGGCATGGCCTCCGCTTCCTCTGTAAATGCGTTATAAGTCCAAATTGCCATTGAATCAACAAACTCAATGTCAATACCCGTTCCTGTGCGCCATTCTATAGACAAAAGCTTTCCCCAGATAACCCAGCCCATCATTTACCTCCTTGTTTATGTAGTAGACCTGCTCTAAGGCCCTTCTCGTAGCTTGTAAGGGCCTCTGGTGCCTCTCCTGACCCTATCCCAAAGCCTCTGAGGTAATCGCCGTCAGAATCGCTTACAGTGCGTTCTTTAACAAAGACACCATCCACCATTTTACCCTTCCGGTCTTTGATGTCGTTGTAGGCATGACTGAGACAATCCAACAGGCTTAAGCCATTACGCTCTGCAATGTTTATCAATACGACCAAACAGTCTCCGATATCATCAATGACTGGTTGCGATAGTAGTATATTGGTCTCTAATTCTTTGACCTCTTCGACCAGTTTGGTATGTTGCGCAGCGTCTGTACTGCCCGCTATTAGGTTCCTGTCTCTATGCCATAGAACCACGCGGGTTTCTAATTGTTCTAAACTGTTCATTTTAATTATCCTCTAACCATTGGTTGTCGCCGCGTTCATCTGCCAGCGCCTCATCTATTTCCCACTGCTCAGCTTGTGGGCTATCGTCCTCCCACGTTAAATGCTCGTCTCCGTGCTCGTCCATCTTGTATACCTCTCAGTTGATTAATGTTGTGAAACAGTACGCGATAACGTACCCAATTGCAAACCCTAGCGCAAAGCGTGACACTGTGCCTAACATAGCGCCACCCGTAACCATGACGATGATAGTCTATCCGCTTCACTCTCTAGCTTATTAAACTGTGACCGCTCCCGTGCCTTTTTACCGTAGCGCTCTGGATTCCTCTCGCTGGCCGGTGTGATATCCCAATCGGTTATTTCCTCTCGACCCTTTAGCCTCCGGTACAGTGTGGCGTTGCTTATATTAGTTATCAGCGACACCGCGTAAACGCTGTAGCTGGCTCCGGTGATTAGTCGCGGATGCTCCCCGCTAAATGTTAGCTCTTTAGTTTGTCGCATTGTTTTATTCTCCATTATCATTATCAAGTGCATCCGCAAATCTCGCGGATTCCTCTATATCTAAAATCATGTTTTGCATTATGTAGTAGGGTATTTCGCAATAGCCGTCACCAATAACTGACACCTCCATGCCTTCACCCTCAAACATATCACAATGCGCCCTAAATATGAGTATACCCTCGTCTCCGTCCGTGTATATAGTTTTGACACGCCGCTTGTCTTTCACCGTGATATAACTCTCTTCAAAACTATGAATCCACGCCAAAAACTCTTCGAGGGTTTTACCTGTAATTTCTAAAGCTTCCGAATACTTATCTTGTAAGTTCATTGTTTTATACTCCATATCGGGCAATCATGGCCCAATTGAGGAACGTAAACATAGCGACGACACCCAGAGACAGCGACAGCCACACAACACCGTCCGCAATATGTTGCTCCATTCGTTCCTGTTTCTGTTGCTTTAGTAATGCGCTGTTGCCTTTGTAATTGTTTAACATTGTGTCACCTCTTAAAAGTCTTGGATTATTATGCCGCCATCGAACTCGATAACAGCGGTTTGGTCTTGTAAGTCGTCTATGTTGTCCAGCTTTGTGCTGCTGTAGTTTGCCTGTATCTCTTCCAAATCTTCGTACTCTGTAAACTCACAACATAGGGCGATAACGTCCAGCTCGTAAGGTGTGCCGGTGTCTTCTGCTAACTCTTCAAGCCACTCGAATAACGCTGTCAGTGCGTCATAGGTGAACTGCTCGCCTCTGTTGTAGTCTATAAAAGCCTGTCGGAAATCATGCTCGTTTACTGTTTGGATTATCATAATGTTCTGCCTTTGTTTGGTTGGTTGCCCCTTTCGGGGCGTTTTAGTTAAGCCAGTAGAAAATCCACTGCGCGGATTAGGTAGCTATTGTTTCCATTCATAGCCTTTAGAAATAGAACGTTGTTCTTATTGACCGCCTCGTATCCATTAGGAACCTTGTTTACTGTGAGACCGGCAGCGCGTAAATCCTTGAGCGTTTGCTGCGTCTGTGGCTTAGTCCATATACGTGTTACTGTGGTGTGTCGCTTCTGAAACTTTAACATAGTGTTCACCTTGTTTGTTTAGTTGTTTAGGTTGCTTGATTCCCTGCCCTGTTTACCGAGAGTAGCATCTCTGTTCTTGTTTACTTTAACCGGCTATGGTGGGCGGGCTGTTTCAGCAAGTCTGTCCAATCAAGCAATGTCCCGTAGTTTAAAGCATCGACGCATGGTGTACAGTTTATTTAAACTATAATGATTTAGCTTTCCATTCACCAAACTTATATAACTATAGAGCCTTAGATATAAGGAGCGGGCGCGCGCGAATACCATAGACTGACAACTATTGTCAAACATTAGCGTGACCAATCCTGCTTGATTAGTCATGAGTATAACTTGCAGTGTGGTTGCTTGTGTGTCATGTGGGTGTCATAGGTATCATACTGCATCCTCACTCGCAACTGTTTCCAAATGTATCCGTGACTATTCCTGAGCATCCGGTCACCATTAGGGTTGACCATGGCCCGCGTGTATGCTTAGGCTGCCCGCGTGACCCTTGTGGGCCTTGTGGTCACCGATGGGCTTGACATTTGTGTAGCTGTGTGATAAACGGGGACGGGGGGGCCTGCGGTGTCGCGGGTATTGTTACGGTACCCTCCGGTATACAAAAAAGTAGCAATTTAGGATTATACACAAGGAGTCATATGCAGTCATAACCCTTTGTTATACAAGTGTATTCCTGTGTTTAGCCTTATGTAGCGGCGGGTTGGAAAAAGGACACATGTGTAATGACAATGTATGACATGTCAGCATGGTAAATTAGTTATCAATTAGCAGTAGAAATGTCTTGACTTCTGCTTTAAAATATGCTATAATATATAGTATAACTAAGTAAGACAAAGATAACCAACAGCCTTAAGGCTACTTAAGTAAAGGTTTAGGGATTAACTTTAAAGATTATAATTAAAGTATCTACTAAAGACTACTTAAGTATACTTAAGATAACTATAGGAGTTTACTTTTGAGCAAAGATCCAGATGAGTCTTTGGAGTGTCAGCCTGCCTCTGCCGCGAAGCGGAAAGGCCGCCCTAAGAAGCAAGTTGTGTCAGCTAACAAGCGGGGCAACCGCAAGTCAGTAGGTCGTCCTAAGGGTGATGCTGCTACAATTAATGAATACAAAGCTAGAATGTTGGCATCCCCTAAGAGTAGGAAGGTGCTGGATAGTATCCTCAATGCTGCCTTAGATGATGATCATAAGAATCAGGCAGCAGCATGGAAGCTATGCATGGATAGATTGCTTCCTGTCAGTTACTTTGAGAAGGATAAGGCAGGAGGAGGCAGAGGCGCAATCAACATCTCTATTACTGGTGTTGGTGGTGAGACCACTGTTATCTCTGGCAATGAAGAAGACATAGAAGAAGGTAACTACTCTGATGTATGACATTAATCAAGACTTAGACTTCTTCACTAGAGAAGAGTTTGCCTGTCAGCATACAGGTGAAAATGAAATTAAAGATACATTCCTATTGAAACTGGACTTGCTTAGAGCAAGGTGTGGTTTCCCATTTGTTATCACTAGCGGCTATCGTAGCCCCGAACATCCGATTGAATCGAGAAAGGAGAAAGCAGGAACTCATGCCCAAGGCATTGCAGCGGACATTAAAGTTAGTACGGCACAACAGAGGTACACGTTGGTTGAGGAAGCTATCAAGATGGGATTTGGAGGCATTGGAATACACAGTGTGTTCGTCCATATTGATATGCGCAGTGTTGACGGTAATGCTAAACCTGTAATGTGGCTGTACTGAGTGACTGACTTAAATGTCTCACTGTTACCGTGGCAGCAGAAGGTCTGGAATGATCCTGTGCGCTTTCAGGTCATTGCTGCGGGTAGACGTACAGGTAAGTCTCGTCTAGCTGCGTGGAAGTTAATCATTGAAGGTTTAGCTGCTACTAAAGGTAGTGTCTTCTATGTAGCTCCTACGCAGGGTCAGGCTAGAGACATCATGTGGGATATGTTGCTGGAGTTAGGCAACCCTGTGATAGCCTCCAGTCATGTCAACAACTTACAGATCAAGTTAGTGAACGGTGCTACCATAGCTTTGAAGGGAGCCGATAGACCAGAGACCATGCGTGGTGTCAGTCTTAAGTTCTTGGTTATGGATGAGTATGCCGATATGAAGCCAGAGGTGTGGGAGCAGATCCTGAGACCCGCATTGGCGGATCAGAAGGGTTCAGCGATGTTCATTGGTACACCAATGGGCCGTAACCACTTCTATGACTTATATACGTATGCCTGTGTATCCGATGACGATACATTTGCTGGTTATCACTTTACAAGCTATGACAACCCTCTTCTTGACAATGCAGAGATTGAGGCAGCTAAGAAGTCCATGTCTACCTTCTCCTTTCGACAGGAGTTTATGGCATCCTTTGAGGCTCAGGGTAGCGAGCTATTTAAAGAAGACTACATTAAGTTTGATGATGAGGAGCCAAAGGGTGGTGAGTATTATATTGCTGTCGATTTGGCAGGATTTGCAGATGTACAGAAAGTCACGACCAAGACTAAACGCTTGGATCAGACGGCTATCTCTGTTGTTAAAGCAAGTGAAAACGGATGGTGGGTTGCTAATATCATCCATGGCCGCTGGGGCGTCGAAGAGACTGCACGAAGAATCTTTGAAGCAGTTAGAGACTACCGACCAATTGCGGTTGGCATCGAGAAAGGAGCGTTAAAGAACGCTGTATTCCCTTATCTTAATGATCAGATGAAGAAGAACCAAAGATTCTTCCGTATTGAAGAGCTTACCCACGGTAACAAAAAGAAGACGGATAGGATTGTATGGGCGCTACAAGGGCGCTTTGAGCATGGTACAATAACACTTAACAAAGGCAGTTGGAATAGTCAGTTCTTAGATGAGCTCTTCCAGTTCCCTAATCAATTAGTCCATGATGACTTAATAGATTCCTTGGCGTATGTAGATCAGTTAGCTAAGATTGCGTATGCTTTTGACTATGAAGAAGATGACTATCAATTTTTAGATAAATACTCAGGGTATTAACTATGGATTTTGAAAAGAACGAACATTTCTCTATTGAGCAAAATGTAGAAGGCTGGGTAATGGAGAAGTGTCAGGAGTGGCGTGATCACTTTGACTCTAACTATTCAGAAACCTTTGATGAGTATTATCGCCTATGGCGTGGACAGTGGG